TATGATACATTGTCAAGATATCATTTAGGTCTGTTTCGGTAGCATAAGGAACTATTTCGTCTACATATGCTACTGCTTTTAGTTGGGTATAACGTTCTACTATAGTTTGTATAGGAGCATTCTTTTCTGCTCTATCTATACTAGGATCAATTTGCAATCCTACTAATAAATAATCACATTGTTCTTTTGCTTCACGTAACATCTGTATATGTCCTGCATGAAGTAAATCGAATGTACTACATGTAAATCCTACTTTCATGGCGTAATTGTTACTTCCTTTACTTTATGAGGTTGTTGTAGTATCCAATCTATAATACCAACACAATATTCAACACTCATTTTTTCTTCTTTAAACATTTCAACTCTCGGAGTATCAAATAATCCAAAACGTACACTTGTAGTGTTTATACCTTGATAATATAGCTGTTCGTTTGCTTTGTCAAGTGCAGATTTCTGTACAGCATATATATGAGGCCAAGGTTTATTACCATCTCCTGAATTAGAACTTATGTTTATTATACGTTTATTTAGGTTTGCAGCTTTGTAAAGCAACTCAATTTGTTTAAAATCTTCGTGTTTACAATTAATAAACACATCGCAATCTTCTAAACTATTGCAATTTCCGTATTTTTTTTCTAAGGCTTGTCCTAAACCTCTACGTGTACCTGTTATATAAAATTTCATTATCCGAACTCAAATAAACTATTAAATGTATTGTTTTGTTTTGTGCTTTCTAAGTCATACTTTAGCACGCCAATTAAGTTATCAAGTTTGTTATCAATAATAACTTCTTCCATTGCATCGCCATCAAATGGCAAATCTTTAAACCATTCTGGCAAACGTAATTCGTCTGTTGGATACGCAACACTAGTATAGCCCAACGGATTAGCTTTTAGTTTACAAACAATAACTTTCATACCGTCAACAATTTCTTGTGAGTATTTGTCACCGTTCATACGCTTGAGTGTGTTCCAGTTAATACTTGCTCTTACGTGTCCGGGCATATTAGCTTTACCTTGCTTTTCTTCAAGACGCTGATAATGACCGATTTTGTTTGCACGTTTAGGCGAACCTTTTTCAAACCCTGGACGTTCTTTAAACTCACGTCTAAAGTCTGTAATTGAATCTAACAATTCTTTTTCATCTTTTAGATCCAATACCATATCAAGCAATGTTTTCAAATAGTCCTGCATAAACACTGGCGTGTCACTACGTTTCAAATCTAAACCCATTGCTTTAACTTTTCCAAGTTTACCGTCAACATCTGTGCGGTTACCTTCTAAGTCGTAAACACGTACTGCATAGCGTTTCTTTGTAATAAACAAGCCTGTGTCTGCAACAACTTCTCTACCCGCTGCAATAACTTCGCTGCGTGGGCGTGGACAATGAAATGCACGTAACATAAAATCAGGAAAAGTTGTATTTGCTTGTTCACACAATTGATCATATAATGTAATAACATTGTCTTTGCCCCAAGGTACATTACCTTGTTTTATATCGTCTTTTAACACAGGATATGCACTAAAGTAAACAGAGTCTGTATCGCCGTAAATAATACTTTTACCTACGTGATCATATTCACCTGTAATAATCTTATTCACCTCAGCAGCCATATGTTTTGCAATTTGTCTACCTGTAAGTGTAGTTGATTGCCCAATGCGTTTATCAAAGAATCTACAGCCTGGATTTAGAATAGCACCATACAAACTATTCAAGTTAATTTTTTTAACAAGTTGTCTTTTATCCCAAAATGCAATTTCTGTTTCGTTTTTTGCTGCAATTGCTTTGCGCATTTTTGCTTGTAATTCTTTACGTTCGCTGTACCAGCGTTTTAGCAAGCCCGGCACAACACCTTCGATTTCCCAAGTAAAGATTGTACCATTAGCACTAAGCATCCATGGTTGTTGACTATCAAAAATTAACTTGTATATTTCTGCACCACTTAATACATGACTGCTACCGTCTTCCAAATCTAACGTAAGTGCAACATCTTTACGTTGCTCCATCACAGCATCGTATTCCAGTGTGCCAAACTTACCTTCCCAAGCCCCTGCAAACGATTTCTTTTCTAGTGTAGTTGCATTGTGTAAAAAGTCATCAGTTAAATCTGGTCTAATTTGACCAATAATAGTTTCTGGTGCCATATTCATTGCACGAATAATACTTGGATACAGGCTGTTTAAGTCCATTGATCCGATCCATTCATGTACACCTTTTTTTGGAAATGCAACATAAGCACCTGCTGCTGCTGTGTTGCCTTCGTGCTCACGTCTGTTTGGAACTTGCATACCTCTGTTGTGCGATTCGTTAATAATAGCCTGTTCTGTAACTGCCACAGCACCCATTGTTGTTTGAAGCAACACGGTATTATCATGTGCAATTTCATTAGCAAGATCTATAAACCGCAGTTTTTTGTCAATTTTATCTAGCAGTGCAACGTCTTGCCTATTGTATTCAATAAACTTGCGGAAGTCGTTGTTGTAAAGTTGATCTAGTGTACCTTCATAAACCGTTTTGTTTTCGCCAACTTCCATTTCGCCGATAGCGTCTAGTCGATATGTATGACGTTCTTCGTATGTGTACTTGCGATATAGTTCAAGATAGTCCATATGCACACGACCAATAGTATCAAACGTTTCAGCAGTTTTACCAAACTTTTCAAACTCTCTACGTTTTGGCAGTTGTTTCCATAAACAAAAACGCCTTGTGTCATCTTTACTTAAAACTCTACTTACACGGTTGACGGTGTAAGGAATATCATATCCTTCGCTGTTCCAACCACTTAAAATGTCTGCATCTTCAATAATATCAAGAAATGCTTCTAGCATTTCTCCTTCGTTATCATACAAATAAGTATTGTCAAAATCTGCACATTCTTCTTGTGCTTGTTCCATTGTAAGTGTTTTTGGTGGAAGTGCAAAAGTTACAAGTGCATCTAGCCATTGTAAATGTACCGTTATAGCAGTAATTGGCATAAATGGATCACTAGGATCAGCAAACCCACGCTCTGGATCAAAGTCTGTCTCAATGTCAAAAAACGCAACATTCAGTTTAGGTGCATCTTGGTTAAGATAGTTTTCACTCAAACATTGAAATATTGGATTAACATCTGACTCAAACATTTTCTTGCCTTTGTTAATAGCAAGTTCTTTACGAAAGTCTTTTGTGTTTTTGCAAACAACTCTTGTTAATGGATCACCAAATATGCTTTTGTATTTTCCTCTTGGATCTTCATAATAAAATGTGTATTTTGCTTGATATTCTTGATAATGACGTTTACCATCACGGCGCTCAACTGCACGTATAATATCTGCGTCTCTATCAAAAAATGCGTCAACGTATGGCATTAAGCATCCTTATCGTAGCCAGTAGTAGCAACTAATGTTTCAAGATCTTCAAACTCATCTGCAACACGACTCCAATCACGTTTTTGTGCTACTTTTATAGCTTTGTTAATAAGGCTTGGTTTTACATTTAGTTCTTCTGCTACTGCTTTAATTGTTTCTTTTAAACCGCCTTGCAAATCTTCAATTTCTTGTAATACGGTAACGCCTTCTTTGACCAGACGTTCTAGTTTGGCTTTTTCTTCTGGGCCATACACTCTATCGCTCATGCAATACTCCTTGGTTATTTGTTATATAATACTATGACTTGTTTTCTTCGTCAAGTGTTTTATACTGCCATTCGTTAGTATGTCCAACACTCCACTTTGGTTCTGTTTCTACAGCATAATTCTGTGTACAAACTTTAAAATCTGGTGTAAGTAATTTCTCAGGTGTTAGGGAGCTATCACGCCAGATAACCCTATTGTTAGGCTGAGCAGCGAATTGACCGTTGTCGAGCCTAATAACATTAAATGATTTGTGCTCAGGGTCGTGTTCTGAGAAGTTGGTGTCAATGACGGAAGTATCGCGGTGACAATTATCGATTGTGAATTCATATTCACCGGCATGCATACGTCGGTCTTTTCCAAAAAATTCGCATCTAGACAAGATTGGTTTTTGGACAACGGTAATGTCATAATCAAAACAATCCCAAAGCTGAAGCACATCAAGCGGAAGAAGTTCGCCGTGATTAGTTTTCCATACAAATGCTGATATAGGAAGTTTGTCATACAATGCTCCGTAGTCTGTTAATAGTGTTTCAAAATACAATGCTTTGTATTGTGTGCTTTTTACACTGATCCAAATACCAGGTGTAAATTCTCCGTGTCCTTTTTCTAAATCGTAAAGGTATTCTTTTCTTACATAAACACTAATTGGCGGTAAAGGGTGTACTAAAAAAGCCATTATTCTGCGGCCGGTCCATTTTCCCAATATTCATCGGCATCATAACCTAGTGCATCAACAAAAGATTTAAATTCTGTTATAAATGCTGCTATCTCTGGATCTCTTGCTCTATCATCTATGCTGTTTGGTCTATCAGGATTGCCTCTAGTATCTGCATTTAGATTTAAGTACCATCCTATAGTTCTGTCCCAAGTTAGATAGCAAACTACATCTTGGTTTTCAGGAAGCTCTTGACTCATACCATAACGTATTAATCTAATTAATGGATGGTTTTGAGGAATTGTTACTTGGAATTTACCTAAACCTGATGGTTCCATAAACTTAAATTCACCAAATGGAGTTTCTACACCTGACATGTTAATAGGTGATTCTAAATCGTACTTTTTATATATTGCAGTATAAACACCGCTGTCTTCTCTTCTAATACGTTCAATTAAATCTTGAGCAAATAGACGTCTATATGCTCTTGCAATAATTTCAAATGATGCTTTGTCTGGCACAAGATTCCAAATTTTATACATTGAATCTTCATCTGTTGAATCCCAATTACCTCCCATAGCATCATCTAAAACTATAGCTGCTTGGTTACGAGCAACAATGTGCAATGGAATATCAGCTGTAATTAATCTATGCATGTTCTCTGCGTCTTCACTAGGTTGATTACCTTCTATAACTGCTTTTAATGCATCTGCATCTGGATCGTGAATCAAGTCTATACTTTCTCTGCGTCTGTTTGTAAATCCAAGACGTAATGCTGCAACTCTAACTTTATTGAAGTAATCAGCAGGGTCATTAGCATTTAATATTTCTCTTGTTGCTTCGTCGATTCTATCTTGTTCTTCACTAGTGAATTTTGTTGCTGTTTCTTCATGTTCGTCGTTTGTTTCAATATCTTCATCTAAAGTATCATCAACGTCTTCTGTTACTCTAAATCCATCATCTACTTGTGATTCGTCCCTGTATCTAGGATCAAAATAAACTAGAACATCATCTAGCAAAAATTGTCTATCTTTTAGTATTTCGCTTTTGGCATAATCATCCATACGTGTTTGTTCAGCACCTGCAAAACTTAATCTGTATAATTCATTCATGATTGCTTTTGCTCTTGCAATACCCAATGGTGGTGCTTCGTCAAATGGTCTAGCTCTAGTGTAAAACGCAACCATTTCTGGTACTTGATCTTGTAACATTTGTTCAAATGTTGCTCTAGATCTATTACCGTGTTGATCTGACATGTTTATGGTAATATCAGAAGGTCGTGTACCTCCTGTGTCATCGATTGCTTGTTTTAATATTGCATCTTGTAAAATTACATCTTTAACAAATTTTCCTGTAGATGTCATTATATCGATCTGAAAACCGTCTATTTCGTTTGGTACATTGTATGTTACATTTTCATAAGTAACATCTACACTAGTATTTTGTCCAAATTTTATTGCTTGGAATAAACTACCAGGAGATATTCTACCAATACGAATTAAATTCCTAACAACAATTGTTTCGTATTCATTGTCATCTAATTCGCTTGCAAGTTGCTCTGACAACGGATCTTCTTGACTATACAACTGATTGAATTTTTCTTCTATTTTATCATAGTCACCAGCACGATTCATTGCTGAAAAAATATTTTCAAGAGCATCTTCGTCTGTGTTACCTTTAAATAGACTAAACTCAAATGCTTCGTGTATATTTGCTGCAATAGTTGCAATCTCAACATCAGAAAGTAATGTACCTCTTTCGTCTAGAGTTTCCTGTTGATCACGATCAAATTCAATGTTTCTTTGTAAATCGCCTTGTAACAAATGTGTTGCTAAAACTTTATAATATTCAAATATTTTTTGTGGCGCATCTTGCCCTGCTGCACTATGAGGATATGCTAAGAAATATTCTCTACCGTTTATTTCGATACTTTTGTTTTCATTACGTACGGTACGTAACAAATTTTCTAAGTTGTTTTTCCAAGCAGGTGGAGAATCAAATCTGCTGTTAATACCTGTTATAACTGCCCTTGAAAGACGTCTAGCTGCTTGTTGACTAACTCTTTGTAATTCGTCACTACGAGCTGCATGTAATACTGCAATCCATCCACTAAGTCCGATAGAACTAACCATTGTTCTCATATTTTGTGTTCTGTCATTAGTCCACACAGGATTTGGATTCTCAATTTCAAATTTAAATGTTTGACCTTCAAACGGATTTGTTGTTCTTGCAGGATCTGTTCTTAATCCTGGAATATCTAATCTGCCTTGGTTTGTTAGTTTTGCTCTAAGATATTGTAACGCTTGTTGATTAATATTACTAGCACCTGTGTTTAACACACGTCTACCTAGTTGTTCGTTAATCCATTCTTTCCATGCTATAATTGCGCTATCTAATTCTGCATCCCATTTTCCGTTAGCAGGTTTAGTCCAAAATGCTTGACCGTCTTTTGCGTGTTGAGACAAAAGTTCTTGTATTCTTCTTATTTGTATTTCAGTTCCGCTGGTTGCACTAATGTTGGCAGTTGAAGTAAGCATATCCAACGGATCGCCAGCTTGCTCTAAAATAATATCAAGTACTTTCATTTACTTTCCTAGCAATTTATTTAATCTTGCACGTAATTCATCTTCAAGTGATTCATTCTTTGCACGTTTTGTAGCAGTTGCATACATAACTGATTCTGCATCATCACCGTAACGATCCTTGAAGTCACTCTTGTTTTTTTTCATACCTTTTACAATACGTTCTTTTTCACGTTCTTCACCTCTTGTAAGTTCACGTTCATTTACAGACTCTTCCATGCTTGTCGCTGCTGCTGTTGCTGCTTTTTTAATTTCTTGTTCACTAGCATCTGGCATAATTGCTTTGATAGCACGATAAATTGCTTTGTACAATTCACCTGTTGGACTAAATCCAATTTTATTTGCAATACTTCCTTGACCAAAACTTTGATCAATTGCACTAACAAATGGATCTTCTTCTTCGCCTACAAGTTTATCTTTTAGAGGATGTTTTGTACGTCCTGGTTCTGCTTTTGGCATAGGATCTTTTCCACGAGCATAATCGCCGTGTTTTTGTGTTTCGGTTAATGTAACACCTGCAAGTGCTGCAAAATCATTAACACTATAAGAACGATCCATTTGTAATGAGCCTTCTGGCACTGACGCACTTTCGGTAACATAATCAATTGTTTTGGCAGGTGCTGGAGCATCGCCTCCTGCTTGTGCTCTAAGTTTTGCTAGATCTTCTTTTGGATCAGTTGGATCCAGTGCAAATAATTTATGCTGTAGTGCGTTATAATCCATTACTTTTTCCTTTTCTTTTTGCCAGCGCAATGTGCCTTTTGTGAGAAACCTTTAGGATTGGAGCAGTTAATACTTTTCTTGTATTTTTCACTCCATTTTTCCGATATGATTTCTTTTAATTTCATTACATCTTCACGCAGTTATCTACGGTCTTTCCACCTTTTTGTTTAGTGCCCATACGCTTGTAGCCTTTCCAGCATACTTTGCCGTCAACACCTTTTTGTTTTTCTTCTGGTAATGTCGTGTAACTTGGTTTACCGCAATCTGGACATACA